AGTCAGCATTTTGCACAATTACCCTGATGGGAACGTTTGAGCCAGGTGTTGCTAACGTTTCAGCGTTTGCCGCTCCACCATTAATAGCATTAGCAAAAGTTGTATAAAATCTGATTCCGCCAAGCGCGTCAACATTGATAAATCGCTTAATAGCTGTCTTGCTGTAGCTGTTAAAAAAAGAAAGTGCAGCTCCGTTGGTGCTAGTGATTTCAACCTGATCACCTGTAATTAACTGACCACGCTTAAAGTCAAAGCTCAAGCGTTTACGCAAAACATTTACATCGCTTGGATTTACAACCGAACGAAGATCAGTTCCGTCAAACGCTCGACGTAACTCAACTTTGCCATGCGTTCCAAGGTAAATGCTCATCAGATGTCAAGCGCAACTGGGGCGCCTTGGCACTGGAATTGGATGTCTGCAGCTAATACCTCGCCAACAGACATTGACATCGAAATGCTTGTGATGAAAACCCTCATGTCAATGAATTTGCCGGTAATTTTTCCTGCGTTGTCGGTTGTTCCGTCGTCAATTGTTAGACGAATGCGAAACGTTTTCGCTGCATCAACTTCGTCGTTTTGGTCTAGTGATGCGCCATTAAGAATATCTGTTGCGCTGTCACGTTGCTTAATCACCTTGTTTAACAAAGTGCTTGCACTATCGTCAGTGCTTTTTGAGCCTAAAGTTTGCTGATAATACAATATTCGACAGCTGCCGGTCGTTGACCTTCCTACAGGAGTGAAGACATCATCTGTTTGACCCAGCGTTTTTGTGCTAACTAAAGATACAGACGTATTAAAGCTCCAATTCTGTACCTTAGCGATCTCAGTGCCAGGATCATCATTGTCAGCCGTGTTGTTTAAAAATAGCTTCCCAGTAGCGCCAGTAAAAATAGCCATCAGAGCACGCCAATCAGATTCACTGTAACAGTGCTGCGACCAGAAGCTACCTGTACGACCTGCGGCGGCCCTTCATAGCGATAGCTATTGCTCTGCTCCCCTGCGCCTAAAGCGTCTTTATTGCCTTCCCAGCCACCACGAGTTGGGTTGAATCCATTGATGTTTCCAAGAACAAAAGTCTGGAACGTGCCTTGAACCGTGTCGTAATGATCTAAAAACAACTCAGCATCAACATCGCGAATATTTGCATAGGTAAGCGACAGCTTCATGTTTGTACGGTTGCTGCCATACAAAATCCTGTGCTCAGCGCCGCTTTGAGCCTTGTAAGTTTTCACTGGATAGTCGCCTGACTCAAAAGTACGAGAACTGGGGACCAGGTAATCTGCTGTAGCAAACGGTTCCGTACTTCCTGCTTTAGTGATTGGGAAACTCATGACTGAACGCTCCAGCCTGCGTCATCCAAGCTTAGTACAGCTGAAACAATTTTACTTCGCTGCCCACTGTCGCAAGGGTACTCAGAAGCAACAATGTCAACAATGCCGTCCTGAGAAAAGGTCAATTGCTCGACAACATAGATATTTTGCGATACTTCGCTAGCTGTAACAGTAAACAAAATATTGTGATACGTAGAGTCTTCAACCCTGTCGTTTGAAACTATTAAAGTGCCAGTTTCAATTTCTCCATCTCCTGACCTAAAATAAGTAATAGGATACCCTTCTGAATTATCTGGCATGTCTCGAACGCTTGTAACGGCTCCAGTACCATCGACCGTTCCGGTGTTTGCAGAGTTGTAAGGAGTTGCTTCTGTCGTCACCTTAATAAAAGACCCAGCGCCGATGTTCAACCCTTCTGCTGTCGTAGAAAAGTTAATCGTATGAGTTACATATGCCCTTAATGCTAAAAAATACTTAGCGACTAGAACTGCGTGGTCTTTGGACGTGCAAAATTGTGTCAAATCAAATTCTTCTTGAGGCAACTGACTGGTGCCAGGAGAAGAATAGATACCATCCCCGTCAATTCCTTTTACCTCAACAACTGCCTCTTCTGGTAATTGATTGGCGCGTTCCTGCCTATACCGAACAACAGCCTTAAAAGCACGACGCTCTTCCGCTCCAAGGTACTCAATTTTGTAGCTGTCCTCAAGAATGTTTCCGGCAGTAAAATAATGCTCCACAGTAATAGAGCCATCGTTTATATCTCCATCGCTTTTGACTGGAAAAGCAGGCTTTAACGAGAACTTGCCATTGACTATCGAAAAATTGCATAAGAAACTCGGCGCAATATCACTAAAAAACTGCCGTAAATTGGTACGCTCAACAATTGGACCATTAAAGAACAAATTGTTTTTCACAAGAAACTTAGAAGTCAGTACCAAATCGCTTTTTTCGACCATGTAACTTCTGTTGCCGTCCATTCCCAGCAAACCACCCGCTCCAGCGGTCTGATCCGTAAACATAAAATACATCAGGTCTGTCAGCAAATTGCTAGGGCCATGGCTTGCAGTATCACCGTAAAAAGAACCAGAAAGACCGACTGTTGGATGTAGCCGCTCCACTGGTATTCCATTCTTTAGCCACACTCGCATTTGATCAAGAGCAGTAAAATTACGTCCTGCTCTGAGTGAAAGCCCAGCAAGAGTTAACTTAAACATGTTAGCCTCACTGTCATTTATTTGCACTTCGTTGATATATACGATTTCATGTTCAGGTGCTGTGCTGTTGGATTTTTCAACAAAATTACGGTAAGCGCTTATGTCTGAAATTTGCGATTGCTGTGCAAAGTCAAGCTCTGAGCTAGATACAGGATCAGTTCTTTGCTCTAATTTTACGCTGCCAATTCTATAGCTTTGCCCAACAAGAGGGTACACAGTCCGAAATGGATTGTCGCTGCTTACAGATCGAGCGTCAGAAAATGTTTCACCGACTTCCCATTTGCCAATTGACGTGTCTGCCTGATTTTCATAAATTTTTTCTTCTACGTCATTCGTGTTGAATGAAGCGGACCAGCCATAATACTGACCAACAATCGGAGCTTTAAATTTTGTAACTCTGGCTTTTAGGTCAACAGTAATTTTTTTAGGGCCCTTATTAAAAACAAATTTTTCAACAGTTTTAGAATTGCCAACATGGTCTTCCGCAGGTTCAGGAACAGCCCCAAAAACTTCATACCGCCATGCTTGTGCTCTAGCGGCTAAAACAACTTTTTCAGTAATTGTATTTACTACAAGCCTCATGCCTGAAAACGTCATTGCTATCCCATCAGGATGGTTGTGGGCAAAAGGATTTGTGTTTGGATAACTTGACTGAACGCTTGTACCATCAGTGCCTTCAGATCCTCTCTTTACTTCAATTATCTCTTTTTCAGAAAACCCTCCACCACTGCCCAAAACGGTAACTGTTGACTTGCCGCTGTCAGAGTCACCCTCCCTCGTCTGATCGTCAAATGCCCAACGGTAAGTTTCACCCGACGCTAACCCAGTGAGATTTCGTACTTTCCTGAGTCTCCATTCCAAATGCAACCATTTGCCTTGCTGGCCGTCTATGTATTCAACTGTTTGTATAGTAAGATACCTGTTATTCCTTACGTTTGAGGTGCTGGCACTTCCGGCAATTGCATAGAAAAAAGCAGAAAGCTTGCCTTGAATAATGCCGTCGTTTGCAATGTTTCGCCCCTCCTTTGGTCTCCCTAAGATTTGGCCAACTTCCGCAATGTTTCCTTGCGCTGCTTCAGGGGAAATACCATTGTAACCAATTCTATCTGGATACGTAGGCTCTTTGATAGCCGAAATTGTTTTAGGCGCTCTTTTAAATTCATTGTTGCCTTTAAGGCCTGCTTTGTCTTTAAAATTTCTGCCAGAAGCTTTAATTTTAATCGTAAGTCCATTGCTTAGCGTTTCAGGGCCTACCTGTACTAAATTTGAGTCAGCAGCGTCAGCAGTGCTTGTTGATTGATCTAAAACAACAAATTCAAATGATCTATCTGCATTTTCATATTCAATATCTCTGAACTCAGCGCAAGCAAAAGGAACAAATTTAAACTCAAGTTGGCGTTGCTGCTGGTCTCCATTAATAAATTTTATGTAATTGTATTGGGCGCTTGGGCTTTGGCCCTGAATTACAAAAATCTGAGGGAACGGCGCAAAAGTTGATTTATTGTCCTTAACGTTTCTGACATAAATTCTAAACATCGAAGAACGACGAATTGTTGCGCTTATTGTTCCATTGTTTATTTGAATATTTCGTTTTTCGGCATTTCTTACTTCTCCTTGAGAAGGCAGATTTTGAAAATTGCACAGCCCATTTAAACGTTGAAATACAGTGCTTTTAAGCCCAATTTCAGTAATAAATGCTGGTCTGTTGTTTTTAATAGTTGCAATTGCAACTTTAGTTAAAGGGAAAAACCCTTCGCCAATTCCTTTGGATTGGCTGCCAACGCCGCTTTCTCCTATGAATTCGTTGCCGACACCTTGCGGATTGACAACTAAATTTTTACTAACAATGCCAATTTTTTTGAATGTTGAAGTTGATACATCTACGCATTCTAATTCTATTTTTTGAGTTCTACCTTCTTCATCTGAAGGCTCAAAATTCTTTAATCTTCTACTTGTTACTTTCCAGATACTTCCACCAATCATAAAATGCTCGCCAAGCTGCAATGCAGCGTCAGCTTCTATTTGCAATGAAGCGACTGTTGAATTAATGTCGTCAACAGCCGCTCCACCTTCACTTCTTTTATAAAAATCCGTGGGTATCTTTGAGTTGGATATCGAAAATGCAATTGTATCACCTTCTGCCACGTCATCAATTGTAGTGCTAAATTGTCTGTTAATAAACAATGTGGCATCGGTGTCGTTGTTTGTTATTTTTTCTCCTGTCGCTGCTTTTGTGTACTGAATGACTCCCATGCGGGGGCTGTAGTTCCTCCCAACGCCGTCATGCTCTTTTTCAATAATTAATTCACGCTCATTTTTTGATGCATTTCTTGGAATAATTTTTCGATCTCTTAAATTCTTTCCATTTGGACTGCTTCCGTCAATTGCTCCAGATTCCCCGACAACCTTCATTCGCTGCAGTACAACTACCTTTTTTTGATCTTCATCGCTGTCTTTTGCAATAAGATTTAATTGATAGTTAACTCTAAAATTTGTCCCGTTTGCGATTGGACTGTGGCACCCAAACGTTGCAGAGTTAGAAGGGGTATAAGCATGACAAAAAAGTTCATTAGCCTCAAGCTCTCCTGCATCTTCAACGTCAAAAACATCATCTTTGCCTATTCCTGGATCGCCAGAATCTAACGATTTTCGCGTTCCATATTCAATGTCACCGCCTTTGATGCGGAATTTGG